GTAGTTTAGGACGGTTGCAAATTAGTGAAAGTTTTTTCCCGCAACCAAAAGATGGAAACTAATTACGGATTTTAAATTACTAAGAGTTGCGAAAACCCTGACGACGGTCAGGGTTTTTTTATACATGTAATCTAGGTATTTATAATATATGAAATTAGTAGATATTATATATGGGGTCATTGTGGAACAAGCTATAGATGATAAGGCTATTGAAGATAGAGAAATTATTGATATAAGTAAGTTTAAAGGGAGAAGGTTAAAACAAGATATAGATAGAGATAGGGAAGATATAGAAGATAGAGAACGAGAAGATAGAGAAAGAGAACGAGAAGATAGAGAACGAGAAGATAGAGAAAGGGAAGATAGAGAACGAGAAGATAGGGAAAGAGAGGATATAGAAAGGGAAAGAGAGGATAGAGAAAGGGAAGAAAATAATAGACTTGGTAGGGTTGGTAGTTGGATATGTAAAGACCCAATAACGTTTCCTGGTTGCCAACAGATAAGGGCTAATAGACAACTTGAAAAGGCTAGAGAATATCGTTTAGAATTTTTCCCTTCACAAAGAGAATGTATAGAATCATCACCGTGTAGTGGTGAAAGAAGACCAAGAGAAATAGTACAACAAAGGCCACAACCTGTAAGTTCCACTGAAAGACCAGTAACACCCCAAACAACAGATAGTCAAACCACAACACAACAAAGTACAACACCAACTACACCACAACAGACAAGTCAACAACAAACATCTCAAACACCAGAAATGTCTGTAAATACTAAATACAATAGTGACGGTGAGATAAAAAATGTAAAAAAAATACAATCAAAAAAATACATAGAAAAAGTAAAAATAAATTTAAAGAAACAATTAGATGTTCAAACACCTCAGGTAAAACAAAAATTTAGACAATATAATATACAACCAGATAACGTTTCATATTTAGTACCACTATCTATAGACACCGGAACCCTACTATCGATTATGGAGTTGGACGGACTTAATTTACCACTAATGATGATTTTATATAAAAATAGTGACAAACTTTATCAAGCTATGAGAGAAAATAAACCGTTTAAACCAAATGAGACTAAACCAGTGGGTGGGCCTATAGAGTATAAGAATTTTTGGAATTGGAGTAAGGAAGTTTATGAAGGTTGGGGACCATGGATGAAAACTAATGTAGTTTCTAATTTTCCAGATATGAGTAAAAACACTTTCCCCTCTTTAGCTTTTTGATTGAACTCTAGGTAAGTAGGGTCCTCTTAAAATAGATTGATAAATTTTTCTAGATAACATTTTAAAAACATCATTAATAGTTTTATCGTCGTGAGATAAATTTTGAGTCTCTACAAACCTTAACGTAGCTCGAGTCATTAAATCTCTCATTTTTTGAGAATTTTCCCAAATATATCTTAATGGTTCTGGTTGATTTTCCATAAATTCTGACATATTAACCGGAAATTCTCCAGTTTCTTTAGCGTAATCTAATATATCTTTAGCTAATTCTCCTTCTATAACAGATTTAGCGTCGGTTAAAAACGGACTTAAATCCGTCATTACCATATTATATTTACCCCACAATCTAAGTTGTTCTATAAAACGTGCCACATCATGTCTCTCCGGGTTTGTCAATGTTAGTAGAGGTCCACCCCGCGTAGGGTCTAAATCGTCTATAAGTCGTTCAAATTCATCCATTATCTATAAGGTTTACAAATTTTACATTTATTAAGTCTATTTTCTACGTCAAAATTACACCAATTCTCTATAGTATAAAAGCCTTCCATATACTTACTATAAGCTGTACCATTACAAATATAACCTTTTCTATCCCAACTGTTAAACTCTACAGTATATTGATATAGTTCTTCATCGGATAAATTATTATAACCCATATCTTTAAGGTATCGAGCAACCATAAAACCAGTTCTATCTTTTCCAGCTGTACAATGAATTAAAGTATTACCCTCCTCCAAATATGGAAGTACTTTATCCATAGATTGTGTATACCCTTCACCAGATACATAACCTTCATGGGCGTTAACCCATACAAATTTTCTACCAGAAGACTCCACACATTCTCTTTCAGCTTCTACAGTAACACCAGTACCTTCCTCAGCATTCATTCTAACAACAGTTGTAATTTCTGGATGTTTTTCAAAAATGTAAGCTAATTGACCTAAAGAAGGTTGATTAGTTCTAAAATTATCACCACCACCAGGAACCTCTTCAAATTTACGAGGTAACTTTTTAACAATAGTACCACAACCATCAACATCACTTTTCCTATCTACTTTTTTTTCTGTGGTATTTAATTTATCTTTCATATCTCTTTGCCATGCACACCAATCAGAATCTTTACAATAATCCTTTTTACAAGCACCACTTTTACAACAATATCGAACATTACCTTCTAGTAAAGTATCTAAAGTACATGGGCCTACTATCCCATCAGGTTTTAAACCAAACTGTCTTTGAAATTTTAAAACAGCTTCATGTGTTTCCTGTTGGAAATTACCGTCTATGCCGTTTTCACCTAAATCTATATTATAATCATTTAACAATATATTTTGTATAAAAGAAACTAATTCACCCTTATCACCTTTTTCTATAATGTCTTTAGACATCATAATGTCTTCTACATTTTTAGGACCATAAACATCTTTTTTAACTATAGTTTCTTTTTCTTCAGGTTCTACACCTAAAGATTTAGTATAATACCCATTAATAACATCAAAACATTTAGCTTTATCTTTGGAGTACCTACTTGTACAATCACCACGAGATAATACAGCTGGTAAAGAAGCCCAGATACGAGCTAATTTTTCCACAATTTCATGAGTTAGTTGGTCTGGTAAATTACCCCAATCAACACCACCAATCTGATTAACCAAAACCCAAGCAAGTTCATCTTGTTTTTCTGGTGTCATTACATCGTCTTCATTTACATGACCACCATCAAGTAAACCACCTAAAGTGTTGTATATTATTTGATAAGCTCCAGTAGCGTTTGTAGGTTCATCCTTAGATTTACTAACCCAAGCTGGGTAATCCATTTCACCACCACCAAAACGTTCAGGGAGTTTTTCATTTAGTTGAGAATATCTCCATTCTCCAGCTGTCATTTGAGTTAGTTCAGGATAGTTTCCATGCCCTACAATTATAACGTAAGGGTTGTTCCAGTTTCCAGATTTATGTTCAGCTTGTCTAAGGGTTTGTAATAGTGCAGCTTTTTTAGCTGACTGAGAAACAACTTCAGTTAGTAAAGGTAATAAATTTATGGATTTTTTATTAAAATTCATTAAGGCACATTTTTTAATAAATACCTAGAGTAATTGCATTTCTTCTAAAATACTTAACATCAAATCTTCATCTTCTATGTGGTCACCCATTACGGTATCAATAACACGTTTTTTCTTTTGTACTATATTATATATGATTCTTTCTAGTGTGTTATCAAAAATTGGGTACATACAAGATACGTTTTTCTTTTGACCTATTCTAAAAGCTCTATCTTCTGCTTGTGCCATATCTGAAGGCACAAAAGATAGGTCATTAAAAATAACAACTTCACCAGCGGTCAATGTAATACCCACACCACCAGCTTTTATGTTTGAAACAAAAATTTTTGTTTTTGGGTCATTTTGAAAAGAGTCCACACTTTCCTGTCTTTGTTCTTGATTCATTCTACCATATAGGGGTACAGCCATTTTTTTATACTTAGACCAAATCTCCATTAAAGGTTCTGTAAAATTTGTAAAAACAATTACTTTTTTATCTTGTTCTAAGCATTGGTCTATTAACTCAAAAGTGTTATTTAATTTTTCTTTTGCGATAATTTGTCTAACTTTCATTAGTTTATTTAATTGAATGGTTAGACTCTCATTTTTATTTTCATTTGCCCAATCTAAATACTCACCAACCTCTTTTTTATATTCTTTTGAGTTTAGTTCTAAAAATATTGGGGTTATAATCTTGTCCGGTAAATCTAATATTTCTTCTTTTAAACGTCTTAATACTTTTTGTTTAGTTCTATCTCTAAGTTCGTCAAGATTTGAAGCCCCATGGGTTAACCAAATTTTTCTACCACCTCTATTTATTTGAAACCCTTCACAATACCTTTTAACATAACTAACCCAATTCTTAGCCACCCTAGAATCAACCAATCTTAAAAGATTATAATAATTCATAGGTCTTGATGTCATAGGTGTACCGGTTAATAACCAAACCTTTCCTACTTGTTTAACAATATCGTTAGCTAATTTGGTTCTTTGTGCTTTTGTATTAGAAATGTAGTGAGCTTCGTCTATTATAACCAAATCAAAATTTTCATCTAAAATTGTAGTGACACCATCTTTTTTATCTAAACTGTGAAAATTTTTAAGAATGTCATAGTTAATAATGATAAATCTACCACTATCCCAGTTTTTACTTTCTATTATAGAAATTTTATCTTCAGTGTAATTTTCTATTTCTCTTTTCCAGTTTAATTTAAGTGTCGCTGGACACATTACTAAAACTTTTTTAGCTTTACTTTCAATAGCCGCAATAGTTGCACTGGTAGTTTTACCAACCCCCATATCATCAGCTAATATAAATTTATCATTTCCTAATAGTTTTTCTACAGCAGTTTTTTGGTGGTCATAAGGCATTCTATGAGAGTAGGGTGAAAAGTCTACAACTACCTTTCTTTCAGTATTTGGTATGATTTGATTTTTAGGTACCCAAAAACTATAAAGTTTTTGTGTTTCTAATATTTTACCCCATATGTGAAAAGCCTTAGGTTTCTCAGATAATATTTTTTCAACCCATATAGACTTAGGTTTTTCACTTAAAAAATTATCAGTCATTAAACTTTCTGAAAAATAATCATCTATCTCAACCCACTTTCTTGCTATTTTAGGATTTTTATCGTGGTTGTTAATAATATAATCAGCTTGTGACCTAGTAAGGGTTTTAGACTTATATATTTCATAGGATGATTTTAGTTGGAGAATATAATTATTAGCTCCAGAATAATCTGACAGAATTTTTTTTGCTTCTATTTCCGGTAAATTTAGTTCCATACAATATTACAAATATAATATAAAACCATAACATAGACAACAAACTATTTATTATTATATGGCAAAACAGAAAAAAATACCAATTACTAGAATATCACGTTTTTTTGGTTCACAAGATTTTAATCTAGAACAGGAAATGGGTATGGAATATTTACATGGTGATATTCATTTTACTTTAGTATTATTTAGAGTTGACCGTAAAAAATCAGATGTTGATGATGTTTACGGTGAATCAGGACCTGAAGAAATTAGATATAAAGCTCCTGTAGAGTTTAATGGTTTAGTTAGTATCGCCAGTCCTTCAAATAAAACTTACGCTTCCGGATTAGTAAATCAAATGGAACCTGGTAATATGACTATTAGTGTTTATATAAAACATTTAGAGGAGTTAAATATAGACGTATCCTATGGTGATTATATTGGTTATGCGGAAACAGAAGATAAAATGAGATACTATACTGTGACAAACGATGGTAGAGTAGTATCAGATAATGCACATACAATAGGTGGTTATAAACCTTATTATAGAACAATAATTTGTTCGTATGTCAGCCCTAATGAATTTAATGGAGTATAATGGCTATACCTAAAAAAGTTAAAACAAATATCAATATTAGTCCTAGACCACCACAACCACAATATGATTCTGGTTACAATGGTTTAACAACACCTAATAGAAGGAGAGAATTAAGTGAACTTATAACCGAAGATGGTACATTTCTACCTAAATCAGTTTTACATGCTGATATGGATAGGGGTATGTTAGATTTTGTTATAGAGGATTTAAAAACTGGCGTTTCAGGTAAAAAAATACCAGTAATAGATAGGATACTAACCTTACAAAGATGGGGTGAGTTTTCACAAACCTGGAGTTTTTCAACACCAGATAAAAATGTATCACTACCTTTTATAGTTGTAGTAAGGCAACCAGATGTTCAATACGGAAGTAACCCATCATTACAATACACTATTCCGGATAGAAAACAATTTCATTTTGCAAAGGTACCTACTTGGGATGGTAATAGAAAGGGTGTTGACATTTACACTATACCACAACCGATACCTGTGGACATTACGTACGATGTTAAAATAATATGTAATAGAATGAGGGAGTTAAATCAATTTAATAGAACTGTAATGCAAAAGTTTAGTTCTAGACAAGCGTACACTTTTGTAAAAGGTCACTACATACCTATAGTTTTAGAAGCTTTATCTGACGAATCGGTTATTGATACAGAAGAAAGAAGATACTACCAACAAAACTATAAATTCCAACTACAAGGATTTTTAATTGATGAAAATGAGTTTGAAGTTAAACCAGCTATAAACAGGTCTTTATTATTTTTTGACACCAATACGTCCCATAAAAAATCTGGTAACGGTAGTCCTTCAGTGGTCAATCAACATAAAATGAACATATATAATAAAAATAAATTTAGAAGAAAACTAGATTATGGGTTTGAAGATACTCCAGGTGGGACAACCCAAACAGTTACATACGCTTATAAAGCCACAGTAACATTAGTTAGGTCAGATAATGTTTCTTCAGTTGTATATAAAATAAATGGAACTACAACACAAGGTAAAGTAGAAGTGGATATAGGTGATGTTCTTGAAGTTGTTATAGTTAAAACTGTAGGCCCTCTAGCAACATCCCAAGTAGTTCTAGAAGAACTTATTTACCCATAAAATTACTCACCATAAATGTCTTTTTTTTTAGAACATTTTTCTTTTATAAGTTTTTCTAAAAATCTAGACATTACAAGTCCATTTTCTTTGCAGTAGTCTTTTAAAAGTTTGTGAAACTCTTTTCTTATTTTAAGGTTTTTTATTTCCATATCTATTAAAGGTAGAAAAAAGTAAGAAAATATTCCTACCATATATAATTATATTGTTTAATAACTAAACTTTTGGAATTGAAATCAATATTTATCTAATAAAATATAAAATAAATTAAATAGTATAAAAAATGGCTGAAAATCAAAAAGTATTCGTATCCCCTGGTGTATATACAGCAGAGAAGGATTTAACGTTCGTAGCACAAAGTGTTGGTGTTACAACCTTAGGAGTTGTTGGTGAAACTAAAAAAGGTCCTGCATTTGAACCTATATTTGTAGATTCTTTTGATACCTTTAGAAATAGGTTTGGTGATACCAATCCAGAAAAATTTGTAGATTCACAAATTCCTAAATATGAAACATCATTTATCGCTAGGTCTTACCTATCACAATCAAACCAATTATTCGTAACGAGAGTATTAGGTTTGTCTGGGTATGATGCTGGACCATCGTGGCAACTTTTAACAGTTGGTGAATTAGATGAATTATATGTATATCAAAATAGGACTGGTACAACAGTTTCTTGGACAGATAATGTATTTATCCCACTTACAGGTGGAACATTAAACACATCCAACATATACACAACATACACAAATGGTGTTGCTTTTGCAGATGCGTTAAGTGGTTTAACAACTTCACCGGTTGGTGGTACTAGTGGACCATTTAGGTCAGCAAACCAAATAACGGGTGAAACTTTTTACGATGGTCAAGGTAATGCTGTAGGTACTCTAGTTGATGAAATAGCTCATTTTGTTAATGCAACATTAAACAACGACTCATCTTCGTTTGACATAACTGGAGCTACAGAATTTTATCAATACGGTTTTATAGCATCTTCAACAACAAGTCAACAATACGCACAAATTACAGGAGCAACTGGTTTACCGGTTGACCCATATAATAGATTAGGTATAGCTACCAACTTAACAGCTGGACCAACAGGTGTTGGAGCTTCAGCACCAGAAGCTGTTCAAAGTGCTGATTTTTCAGCAGACACTAATGATGGTTGGTATAACTCATTATTTGATTACAAATATGATGTAGATAATTGTAGAAATAGTTGTTATTCGGGAGGTGCATTCACAATGTTTGCTAGTTCAGCTTCTACGGCTTCAACTTATGTTGAGGGAGCTGTATTAACTAAAGTATCTGGTGGTTCTGACAATGTTACAGTTAGTAACACATATGCTATCCTTAAAGATTTAATTAAACCAGGTAGTTCAACTCATGTAATTAACTTAAATGGTTATACAGCAGCAACTTCAGCAACATCGTGGTCTGAATGGTCATTCTATGGTGCAGCTACAAACGGTGGTAATAATGTACCTGGACAAATTTCTTCAGGTAACTACTTCTCATACTCATCAGGAACTGGTAGTTGGGGAGATAATGGTAGAGGTAACGGAGGACCATTAGCTTTATCAGCTTATCAACCAACAGTTTATCCTTTCGTAGGTTCAAATGGTACTGGTAGTACATTATCTGCAGCGGTAACAACATTTACAGCAGCACAGTATTCAGGAGCTGTATCAGATTATAAATTACAAACTTGTGCAGGAACATCCATTGGTGGAAGTTCTCCAGCTTATACAGCGGTACAAGTAACTTTAAGTGGTTTTGCCAATACCGGTGTATTAGGAGACGCTAGTGTAGACGGTTTTGCTAATTCATTTACATATGGAACAGCTGGGGTCCCAATTAAAGCAGGTGCGGTTGTAGCAAATGGTTTAACCGGAGCCACTAACGCTAATAACGGTCAAGCTTGGTTCTTTACCGGTGATTCAGTTTCGGCATTTACAACATTCTACACAGGAAGTTGTTCAGCTGTAACTTATTTAGGGTTAACATTAAGTGGGGCCTACTCAAATTATAGTTGTGTAAGTGCAAACACTGATTATCATAACATGACAATTGCAACTTTAAGGTCTAGAGGTGAAAGTACACTTACAAGTGGTGGACCAGTATATAAAATTAGTGCAAGTACGGGAGATGGATACAAACAAGGTGATGTAGACTTTGATTGTACAGGTACATATAATGATGTTTTAAGAGACCCATTCGCTAATTTTGGTATTTCAGCAAAAACAGATGAAGGTATTGTTTCTAAATTTACAGCATCTTTAGATAATTCTAAGAAAAACTACCTATCAAGAGTATTAGGAAGAAAAGTATTCGATAGAGATGCTAACGACATTCCAGTCTTTGTAGAAGAAATTTACCCTAATTTATTAAAGTATCTTTATAGAAGACAAAAAATTAGAGGAATTAACTGTTGTTTATGTTATAGACCAGCATCAAGATTTAATAATGTTAATAGAACTTCACTAGGTTGGTATATGACTGAATGGCAAACACCTAGAACACCATATGTTGTTTCTGAACTACGAGGTAACGAAGTTTCTAGACTATTTAGATTTATTTCAATCTCTGATGGTTCAGATGCTAACAGAGAGTATAAAATATCTATAGTTAACATTTCTTTTGAAAGAGTTGAGTTTGACGTTGTTGTTAGAGATTTCTACGATACGGACGCAAACCCAATAGTTTTAGAGAAATATACAAGATGTTCTTTAGACCCAACAGCACCAAACTTTATAGCAAGAAAAATTGGTACTTCTGATGGTGAGTATGAATTAAGGTCAACATATACAATGTTAGAATTAACAGACCCAGTTATTGAGGGTGATTTAAAAGATGCTTTACCGGCAGGATTCGAAGGTTACAAATTTAGAGAATCTTGTACAAGTACTGTAAATCCTTACCCACAATGGAAAACTAAATACTATACACCTGGTGAAGTTGTATTTGACCCTTATTATAATTCAGCTGGTAATGTAAGTAACGCTTCCGTTTCAGCTGGTGATAATATTAGAAAAAATTATTTAGGATTCTCCGATGGAGAAGGTGCTGCTATTGACTTTGATTTCTTTGAATATAAAGGATTTAAAACACCAGCTTCAGTTTGTACAGATACTACTGGTAGTGACTGGCCAACCCTAACACAAGGATTCCACATGGATTCTGGAGCTACTGTTGTTATAGCAGGTTCTGGTTCTTATTTAACGGAAACAGCTACAACATTAAGTGGTAAGTCTATGTTTATGGTGGGTAACGCATCGTTCCAATCAGAACCAACATCAACAACTGACCCTTACTATAGAATACAATCTAGAAAGTTTACATTAGCACCTTATGGTGGTTTTGACGGATGGGACGAGTATAGAAAAACTAGAACAAATGAGGATGGATATAGATTAGGTATGTCAGGTTACAAATATGGAGCATGTGCAGACTCAAACTACACAGACGCTACAGGACTAGGAGCCTTTAAAAAGATTTCTACTACAGAATCTAATACAGATTACGACGCTTATAGACAAGCTATTCATAAATTTGAAAATCCAGAAGCTGTTGATATTAATTTATTCGCAACACCTGGTATTGATTATGTAAATAATTTAGCTTTAGTAAATGACACTATCGATATGGTTGAAAATGAAAGAGCTGATTCGTTATACATCACTACAACACCTGACTACAACTTATTCGTTAGTTCAACATCAGACGCTTCTAACAAAATTAGTCCAACGGAAGCTGTTAATAATGTAGAAGATAGTTTCATAGATTCAAATTATACAGCAACTTACTACCCATGGGTGTTAGTTAGAGATAATAACACAAATAAACAACTATACATTCCACCAACAGCTGAAGTAACTAGAAATATGGCATTAACAGATAATATAGCTTTCCCATGGTTCGCATCGGCTGGTTATACTAGAGGTATTGTTAACGCGATAAAAGCTAGAACAAAATTAACTTTAGACGATAGAGACACATTATATGTTGGTAGAATCAACCCAATCGCTACATTTAGTGACGTAGGTCCAATTATCTTTGGTAACAAAACACTACAAGTTAAAGAATCAGCATTGGATAGAATAAATGTAAGAAGATTACTATTACAAACTAGAAAACTGATTTCAGCAGTTGCGGTTAGATTATTATTTGAACAAAATGATGATGTGGTAAGACAACAATTCTTAGACCTAGTTAACCCAATCTTAGACTCTATAAGAAGAGATAGAGGTTTAACAGACTTTAGAGTTGTACTATCAGATGACCCAGAAGAAATCGATAGAAATGAAATGAATGGTAAGATTTACATTAAACCAACAAGAGCACTAGAATTCATCTTTATCGAATTCCTAATAACTCCAACAGGAGCTTCATTTGAAGATATATAATAGACAATTATGAAATTTAAAAAAAGAAACCTTACTGAAGAAATAGGGTTACCTAGAAGTAACAAAAAAACTTTTACTAAAAATAAAAAACAAAAAGTTAGAATTACTGAAACACAATTACAAAGGTTACTTGGGATTATAAGTGAACAAAATGTTAACACACCTGGTGCCCCTAACCCTAAAGACTATAAAAAGGGAGGTCAAGACCCTAAGTATCTTGCGGATAAAAAAGCTTTTCTTAAAAAGTATAAGGCGAAAAAGGGTAAACCAAAACCTACAACAGGAACAGGACCAACAAATCCTCCAGCACCAAATTTTAATATGTCTACCTGGTCACCAGGATTTAAGAAAAAAGTAGATACTTTTTTAAAAAATAAAAATATTAAAGGAGCTGAAAGATTCTTAAAAGGTAAAGTTGATGGTTGGAAGAAAAAAACCATGAAGGCCGGACCAAAATGGAAAAAACAACTAAAAGCAAAAACTGATTTTGCTATGAAGTTAATGAAGGATGTTAAAAAAGCAGCAACTAAAAAACCTTTAAATGAAAATAAACAACTCTTAACTGAATGGTGGCTTTTAGCCCTTCAACTTTGGAAAGTATGGAAATCCTGGAAAGAATGGAGAGACCAGAAGGTAGTTCCTGGTGATGATGGTGATAATGACCCTAAAGAATGGGCCGAGTTTAAGTCTCAATATAGTGGTAAATTAGAACAACTTAAAAGAGAGTCTGGAAAAATGCCAAATTCTTGGAGAGAATTAGAACAATTAAAAAATGAAGGAATGAGAGATAACAAACCTCAAACATCACCACTTAAACCTCAAACATCACCAGTTAAAAAAATGTGTTGTAGAGACAGAAATGGTGTCATTACTTCCGCTGTTAATGGAAGATGTCCTAAATCTAGTACAAAAGTACCTTGTAAGGGAACACCACCAACACAAGGTAATATAACAACTGAAAATAGAACTTTAAAAACAACAAATCCTATTACAGAATCAGAAATTAAAGATATGAAAAAATGGTTTAATAGGGTAAATAAAACTGGGAGAGAATATAACCCAGGTAGGTTATAATACTTTATATAAAGTATTTATATTTATAGAATAACAATAAAATAAAAAATTATTTAAAAATGGCAAGAACGATAAAATTAAAAGAATCTGATTTAACTAAAATTGTTAGACGAATAGCTAACGCTAAAACTAATATATTTGAGGAGAAAAAAGATAAAAAAAGACGTAAATGGTTTGTAAAAGCAATAATTGATATTATTACAACTATAGGTGCGGCTTCTGATGGAAGATTAAAGAAAAATATTAAAAAAGTTGGTAAATCACCATCAGGTATACCTATTTACGAATTTGAATATAAAAACAAAGCTAGATTTGGTGGTGGTACATATAGAGGTGTTCTTGCTGAACACGCACCAAAGAAAGCCGTAAAAACACATTCTAATGGGTATAAAACGGTAGACTATGGAATGATTGATGTTGCTTTCGAAGAAATTAAGCCAACTAAAAGAAAATCTATTAGATTAAAAGAATCTGATTTAACAAATGTTATTAAAAGAGTCATAAACGAAAAATTATATGAACCATTTGATATTGATAGACTAGGAAACCCAGGTGGTACATTTCCAGATAATCCATTTGATGATTTTGGTGGTTTTGGGGGTATGAGTCAAGGTGGTGGTTCTGACGACCCAATGGCTAGAGGTAATGAAGAAATGGAATTTGATGTTGATATGAAATCCGATAGACCTTCTGGTATGATGATGACTCCAGATGAACAAAAGAGAATGGGTGCGAAGATAATGGGTGCTAGTGAAGAACTTGCCGCTTTTGAAGCTGATATAGCTAAGGAGCCGACAGGGAGAGAAATACCATGGGCTTCGGAAGCTATAGCATTAATTAGAAAAGCAGGTCAAGAAATGTCTGCTGGTAATTTAAGTAGAACTACTATAGACGAAATAAATACAGCGAAGAAACGTAGTTGGTGGAAAAAACTTATCGCATGGATTGATAATTTACTTCATGAGTGTTCATGTAATGGAGGTCCATGGGGTCCTTGTCCTTGTTAAAACAATAAATTAAATATACTGAATTATAAAACCCTACAGAAATGTGGGGTTTTTTTTATTTAATAACTTAATATTTATAGTATATGAAAAGAAGTTTAATTCTTACAGAAAGACAATTAACAAAATTAGTTAAAGAGATAGGTGAAGTAATGACTACAGAAAAAATACGTGGTTATTCTTTTGATTGGGACGATAATATACTTTTTATGCCTACTGAAATTAAGATGGAAAAAAAAGACGGATTAGATTGGATACCGGTTAATGTGAGTACTGAAGATTTTGCTGATGTAAGAAATGATAGTGATTATAGATTGACAGACCACGCTTTTATGGATTTTGCTAACCCACAAACTTTTATAACAGATGTTAGAAAGGCTATAGAAGAAGAAAAGTTTGCACCTAGTTTTGAAAAATTTAAAGAGTCAATAATGTATGCTAACCCATTTTCTATTATTACAGCTAGAGGTACACCCCCAGCAGCAATAAAAGAAGGTGTAAGATTGTTAATTGGTATGACTTTTGAACCTAACGAAGTTAAAAATATGTTAGAAAATATAGAAAAAGTTTATCCATCCACAAGTGAAATGAATATGGAGGAAAAAATAGACTTTTACCTATCCCAAAACGACTATTCGCCGGTATCGTCTCCAGAATTTAAAGATAAATTTGGTTTAGATTCAGACGCTGATAGTCCAGAAGAGGGTAAAAAAATAGCTTTAAAAGATTATGTAGAAAAAGTTGTTAATGGAGCTCAAAAATTAACCAACGGTGAGTACGATAAACTTAGTATTGGTTTTAGTGATGATGATAGAAAAAATATAGATGCTGTTATGGATTATATTAAAAAAGAATTATCTGTAGAATATCCTGGGGTAGAATTTTTTATTTATGATACATCACAAGGAGAAAAAAATAAGATTATAATATCTAAGATTGATAGTTAATATTATTTTGCTGCAAACGTATATTTATATATAAACTAGTAAATACTAAACTTAACTAATATTTATTAACAAATAAAAAAATTAAAAATTAAAAAACATGGCCGATTTATTAATGAAAATGCCCGTACCGTATGAACCAAAGAAAAAGAATAGGTTTATAATGAGATTTGATTCATCTTTAGGTATTAACGAATGGTACGTAGAAAGTACTTCAAGACCACAAGTTACTATAGGTTCTGTGGAGATACCTTTCTTAAATACGTCAACATACGTAGCTGGTAGATTTGTATGGAACACTATTAATGTTACATTTAGAGACCCAATCGGACCGTCAGCTTCACAAGCATTGATGGAATGGGTAAGATTACACGCAGAGTCAGTAACTGGTAGAATGGGTTACGCTGCAGGATATAAAAAGAATATAGACTTAGAAATGTTAGACCCAACAGGTGTGGTAGTAGAAAAATGGGTACTACAAGGTTGTTTCTTAACAGATGTTAACTTTAATGATTTATCTTATAGTGATGAGGGAATGGCCAATATAGCAGCAACACTAAGACCAGATAGATGTATATTAGTTTACTAATTTAACTTTAAACATATATTTAAGAAACCCACAATTATGTGGGTTTTTTGTTTTATAATACTTATAGTAGATATTTGTGAATTTTTATTCACTTCATAAATAATTTTTTATATTATTGTTAATAAAAGAATATACAATGGAAAATTTACAACAAAATGAAATAGACCCGTCAATTCCGTATGACTTAGTGGAATTACCATCTAAAGGTGTCTTTTACAAAAATCAGAAAAAATCTTTAAAAGTTTCATACCTAACAGCAGCCGATGAAAATATTTTAACATCACCTAATTTATCAGAGTCTGGTGAATTAATGGATACCTTATTGAGAGCTAAGGTTTTAGATAAAGATGTTGATGTTGTAAATTTAGCCGAATGTGATAAACAAGCTATATATGTATTTTTAAGAAATACAGCATTTGGTCCAGAATATAAATTTAGTTTAAAAGACCCAGAAACCGGAAAGGAGTTTGAACACACTGTAGACCTTTCAGTCTTAAGAAGTAAAGAAGTGGACACTAAACCTAACTCAGACGGAACTTTTGACTACACACTACCTAAATCAGGTAAAAAATGTAAATTAAGACTACTAACACCTGAGGATACGAAATATTTCCAAACACTAGAAGAAAGTTACAAAAGTATGAAAGTAAAACCTATGGCCACAAAAAAACTAGAAAAGTGTGTTGTGGAAATAGATGGTGAAAAAGACCCAATGACTATATCTTTAGAAATACACAAATTACCTTTATTTGACGCACAACAGATTAGAAAATTTTTAAGTATAGTTGAACCTGGTTTAGAATTAGAGAGAGTAGCTAAATCACCATCTGGTAAAGATGTTAATTTTACTATTAATTTTGGTTTAAACTTTTTTCGTCCTTTCTTCGGGCTATAGGTATGCCCTGTTGGAAGAGATTTACTACCTAACTAAAAACTTTAATTTTACCAGAGAAGACATTTTAAAAATGCCAATATTCGAAAGAAGGTTCTACCTTAACAAATTTTCAGAAGAAATCCAACAAAGAAATCAAGCAATAGAGACAGCTAGAAACAAAAACAAAAGATAAAATATTTATATACAAACAAATGTATGTATAAATTATCTTTACAACTTAAAATAGAGAGTTTTCTATCCAAAGGAAAACCTTATCTAGCTTCCCACCCAGAATTAGGAGTGCCTTTAGGTGTGTTTAACACTTATGACGAACCCGATTATCCATCTAGGGTTAAATCCATTAAAAAATTAGGGAAAAAAGGTAACCCACTATCTCTATCATTAGCTAAAAAATTAGGAGTTAAAAACCCAATACCTTCATTTGCTGATGTTGTTTTTCAAGATAGTAATGGTGATGAGGTTAGAATTGATAAATCTGAATTTGAAAAAGTCTTAAGAAAGGAAGGTTATACTAAAGGGTCTACTGGTAGTGATACACCGTATAGAGATTATGACCTTTTAGGTGAAAGTCAAAATGTATTATTAGAATTAAGTAAACAAAGAAGTCAAGCAGATTTAACACTTAGAGATACGATGGGTATGATACAATCTCTTGTTGGTTTAAGTGAAGGTGGTGCTGGTGCAAAAGCAAGAGGGTCTATGGAGGCCTACCTAGATATTTTATCACTTACGGACAGTATGCGTAAAGGTATCATCAAAGAAATGGGGATGGATGAAATCTTCATGGATGATATTATATTGAGTATAACAGACGCAAGTAAAGAATTAGCTGGTTTTGCTTTAACAGCTAACGATGTTTATAAAGTTTTACAGGGGGTCAGTCAAGAAACAGGTAGAGCATTTTTAATACCTAAAGAGGCCTTAGTTAATGCAACAAAACTTGAGGAATTATATAACATAGATATGGCCAATGTTATTAGTGAATTTGATAAAATTGGTGTTGGAGCTATAGAGGCTACCGAAACAACTAATAGAGCTGTAGCTACAGCTGGTAGGTATGGTGCCACAGTATCAAAACTTCTCCCAAAAGTACAACAAAATATAGCTAAAATTAATACTTACGGATTTAAAAACGGTGTTGATGGTTTAACTAAGATGGTCGCAGAATCCCAAGTACTGGGTTATAATTTTGAAAATGTTATGGTGATGGCTGATAAAGCGTTTACACCTGAAGGTGCGATAGATATGGCAGCTAAACTACAAATGATTGGTGGAGCCGCTAGTGAATTACTGGACCCATTCCAGTTAATGTATATGGCTCAAAATGATGTTGAAGGTTTAAAAGACGCGATTGTAAAAACAGCAGAAAGTGCTGTAACATTTAATAAAGAAACTGGTGAATTTGGAATATCACCAGGAGAAAGAATGAGGTTAAAAGCCGTAGCTGACGCTACCGGACAAGATTATACTAATCTCGCTGAAACAGCAATTAAAGCAGCTAAAAGAACTCAAGCAATTGGTAAATTAGGTGGGATACCAGAACTTAGTCAACAAGATAAAGAATTAATAGCCTCTATGGCTGATATACAACCTGATGGAACATTTAGTGTGAAATTAGGAGACATGGGTGACGACTTATCTTTTAGTCAGTTACAAGAACAAATAGCTTTAGAAGGTAACATGCAAGGTGGTATTATGGATAAACTAAGGACACAATCTGAAAAAGATGCGATGGACTTAGACGCTGTTAATAAAGCACAACTTACCGTACAAGAAGGTATGGCGGCGAATACAGCTATTATACAAAATCTTTTAACAGAAGCCGCAGCAAGTGGTGTCCTAGGAACATCAGCTTCGGAATTAGCTAGTCAAATCGCAAAATCTGGATTAGGTGATGAGTTATTAAGTGGTACTATAATAGGTGGTAAAGATTTAGCTTCTTTGTTAGAAAGTTCTGGTGGTATGATTGGTAATGTAG